GGACAGTAATGCGGTCATTAAACCAATCGGTATTACCAATTCGCTTCTGACGGACAATATCTATACGAACATGAGTATCATCGACAAATCCTTTAAACTCAAATTCAAGCTTAACATACTTCAGGAAACAAGGGTGATTGGCGACATTGTCGACATCCTCACTGGACTGATACGGTGAATGAAACACTTGGAACTGTCCCAATTGTGTGACAAGCCCAATGTTATTAACATGATATACATAGGGTGCAGTTTGCTGGTGTCCAGCGGCACAGTTGAGCTGGAAACACCACGGCGACTTGGCCAACACCTTATGTGAACTACTGAAATTCAGACGCTGTTCCTGGACAGGACCAAGCATCTTAGATTCAAGTTTCTTAATTAATTTTGCGTTGTTGACGACTCCTCTTGCGAGACGTTGTCTGTAGGAGACCCTCTTCGGCCTAAGCGGATAACGGAGTGATTTCCTGACCGTCTGTACATTACGTACGCCGGTACGAGTCCTAGTGCGACGAGTAGTCCCAGTAGAACTTCGAGTAAAACGAGTGCGTTTTTTTGTGATACCTCTGCCATTACCAAGATAATAAAAGGTCATCGGGTTTTAATTATAAAAAATAAAATTTTTTTGGTACTGTGAATATGGGTCACGCTAAACACGCTGGCTGCTAAAGGAATCTTACTAGCAGCCAAAAAGCGGGACTCGGAAAATTCTAGGAAACTTCCTCGGAAAATATGCTGTGAAGATCTGAGGTAATCAGTCTTCGGTTGTACACGGCCTCATGTGGGTTGCGAAACGGTCTAGTCATATTATGAACAAATATACGTGGTACACCAGGTGGTATCACCACATCTCCGTATCTCATCTTAATTGTTCCTCCGTTTTCCACGTCGGTGATCTCTTTACTTTGTTCAGGATCATGATCAAGCATATGTATTTCATCAAATAATAAAGGTTTATCCCACTTACAGTCTTTGAGACTTTGTAAAGTGCCCTTGATATAATCATAACTACCATACATATGGTTCAAAATGTATCTTGCATATTGTGTTTTATTCACACCGGGTGGTCCGGATATTAACAATGAATGTGTTTTTGGGTGCCAATCTGGAGGTATCCAATTGCTGTATGGACCTTCATATGTAACGGGATCAAATTGTTGTCGCTTACGCTTCTTCAAATTTGCCTCTATGTTATGTGCGTGTAAACACATCTTTTCCGGCACAGTCTGCCACAAATACTCGATCGCCTCCTCCGGCGTATCCAATTTAAGTGCTGTGTGCCAAGGACATTTTCCATAATAATTAGAGATCCAATCACCTTGCTTAAGGACATACTCTCTCCATCCCTTTCCGGGGTTGAGAATGTTAGGATGCACAGTACAAAGGTCAAAGAATCGTTCGTTTGTGGTGTCAAGTTTTTCCACATAATTGACGAGGGCATGGTAGTGTCGAGTTCCATTCTCGTGCTTTTCTTCACAAACAATATAATCACAAGCACCTTTTGACTCTAAAAATTCTGCTAGGTGTTCTGAACATTCTATCGGATTGTCCTCACATGTTGTAGGACACGAATATGTCAAACCGACTTTTTTCCGATTAATTCTGAATCCTGGCATTTCTTTATATATGTGAAACAAAAAAAAACTGATTTGATAAAAAATACATCATGACGCTCCGCGTCGAGTAAACAAAGTTTATTTTTTATTTTTTTTTATAAATGGGCCTCCGGCCCCAATTGCCTAACCATAGGCGGGTTAGGGTTAGGGTTAGGGTTAGGGTTAGGGTTAGGGTTAGGGTTAGTGACAGGGGGGAAGTGGGTCATAACAGGTGATAGTCTAATCGTGTTCGTCTCTCCACACGTCGGTACGGTGGATCTTACAATCAATAGCATCTCCGGTAATAGTGGAACCTAATTCGGACTGATCAGAGCAAGATATTAGACAAAACACATTGTGTGTGGGTGCCTGGTTCCACCAAGAGAACATGCCTTTGGTGTCATCATTTTGGGTATTCATGTAGTGATCAGTTGAACCATAGCTTTCGCCATATCCTCCTTTGTCAAGGGGTTTCAACATACGATTAAACGGCACAGTGATGGCACATCGCTTAACATACGATGTAGTAGACTCCACAGTAGGGTAATCCTCATTGGCGTTATCTAGAAGGCTAGACACACCTTTAGAGTTGAAATACAACTTCCGTGTCTTCAACACTTGCCATGCTTTGGGATCAATGTGCTCTTGCGTAAACCCAGCAAGATTCTCAAACTTCTTAACACCATAAGGTAATGTGTTAGAGCGGACAGTAATGCGGTCATTAAACCAATCGGTATTACCAATTCGCTTCTGACGGACAATATCTATACGAACATGAGTATCATCGACAAATCCTTTAAACTCAAATTCA